TAGAGACCATGTAGAATTTAACTAGGAGAATATAATCATGGCAAATACTACATTTACAGGACCCGTAACTTCATTAAATGGTTTTATTGGTGGACCTAACCCAAACGCAGGCGACACTCAACAAGGTGGAACTAACACTTGGTCTGTTACTGATGCAAACACTGTTACTAATGGAACTGATTCATTAGAAGCAGCTAGCAATGAAGGCGTAATGATTTACGTTGACAATGGTGCAGCAGGCGCAGCAGTATATGCTTTTTCAGATGGAACAAACTGGAAAAGATGTGATACGCTAGCTAACATATCAGCAGCATAATAATTAATTAATGTGGGCTTCGGCCCACATAAAATTTAAGGAGAAAATATGGATTCAGATCAGAAAACATTAAATATGGCAGTCATTGGAACTGATACTTTAGCAAGAGGAGCTAGAACTAGAATTACTTCTATTCAAGGATATGGAATAGCAGCTTCTACTTTAACTCTATATGATTCAGCAGATGCAGGAGCACCAGGAACAGCAGTAGCTGTTTATAAATATGGAACTGAAGGATTAGAAGTTTATATCCCTGGTTCAGGTATCAAGTTTGAAAATGGTATTGTTTACAATTTAGCTGGAGCAGGCGGAAGCGTTACAGTAACAATTACAGGAGCGTAAGCTCATGGCTAACACTACCTCTGGAACTGCAACATTTGATAAGACTTTTTCTGTAGACGAAATTATAGAAGATTCTTTTGAACGTCTTGGATTACAGAATGTTTCAGGAAACCAATTAAGATCAGCAAGAAGGTCCCTTAATATCTTGTTTCAAGAATGGGGTAACAGAGGTATCCACTATTGGGAGATATCAAATACCAATCTTGATTTAGTGGAAGGTCAATCCGATTATAATTTTTTTAGAGCATCTTCTGATGGAACTTCATCAACTACCACACCAACAAATGGTATTTATGGAATGTCCGATGTCCTTGAAGCACAGTTAAGATCTAATTATAATACAACAACTCAATCCGATAGTCCTATGACTAAAGTGGATAGATCTACTTATGCAGGTTTTTCTAATAAATTATCAGAAGGAACTCCTAATCAATATTGGGTTGAAAGATTTGTTGATAAAGTAACTATTCATATATACCCAACACCTGATTCTACTAATGCATCTAAGAACATGCATTTTTATTATATTAACAGAATTCAAGATGTGGGTAGCTACACTAATGCAACTGATCTTCCTTTTAGATTTGTACCTTGTATGGTTTCAGGACTTTCATATTATTTATCTATGAAATTTGCACCACAATTAACTCAACAACATAAATTAATATATGAAGATGAATTACAAAGAGCACTACAAGAAGATGGTTCAGCTTCAAGTACATATATTACACCTAAAGCTTATTACCCAGGAACATAATGTCTAAATACGCAACAGGAAAAAGAGCAATAGCAATATCAGATAGATCGGGTATGCAATTTCCTTACAGAGAAATGGTTAGAGAATGGAATGGTTCTTTTGTTCATTATTCAGAGTATGAAGCAAAACAACCTCAATTAGAGCCTAAGGCAGTTGGTGGAGATGGTATTGCATTATTAAATGTAAGACCCGATAGAACTGAACCTACTACAACTGTAATGATTCCAGAAAATGGTTTTAAAACTTATCAAGCAGGATCTAGTATTATAAATGTTAACGTACCAGGACATGGTTTAACAAACGGTGAAACTTATTTATTTAGAGGGTCACCAACAACTTCAGGAAATTATGGAGCTATTCCAGATTTTGATGGAATAACAGGAGCACAAATAACTCAAGGAGTAGGATATGCAATAACAAATGGTTTGTTTCAAAGTGGTCAAACCCTTACATCAGATTATGCATTAACAAATTTTTTCCATTTTACAGTTAACACAGATACTGCTACAAGTGGTAATATAAAAGGAGGAGGTTATGGGTGCTCAGTAGGACCTTTAACAATTACACCATGATAATAAAAATTTTAAATTGGATAAAAGCTGCAGTCACACCTCATAGACAAAAAGATGAACATCTTCAAATATATGAGAATAAAAAAAGTTTTTGTGATAATCATTCTAAATACAAGCATCGTTGTCCAGATTGTCGGGAGGCAGTTAAATAATGGCAGGTTTTACTTACGCAACTTTAACAACAGCAATTCAAGATTATACTGAAGTAGATAGTAATGTTTTAACAGCTACTATTACAGATCAATTTATTGAGAATGCTGAATTAAAAATTCTAAGAGATGTACCAATTGATGCATATAAAAAACAATCTATTGGTAATTTAGTTACAGGACAGAATACAATCAATGTTCCCGCTAAAACTTTATTTGTAAAAGGTGTACAGGTTTATGATTCAAACTCTTCGTCTACAGGTAATAATGCTTGGTTAGAAAAAAAAGATGAGACATATTTACAAGAGTATCAACCTTCTACAGAGTCTGCGGATAGAGCAAAGCCAAAATACTATGCTATGTTTGGTGGAGCAACAGGAGTAACAGATACTACTTCAGGAAGACTGTTCTTGGCCCCTGCACCAGATGATACTTATGTATTTAAAATTCATTATGAAGCAATACCAGATGGTTTATCTAGTTCAAACACTACAACTTATATTAGTCAATACTTTGGAAATGGTTTATTATATGCTTGTTTATCAGAAGCATTTTCTTTTTTAAAAGGTCCAATAGATATGTTGACACTATATGAAAATAAGTATAAACAAGAGGTACAGAAGTTTGCTTCAGAGCAGCTTGGTAGACGTAAAAGAGATGACTACACGGACGGTACTGTTCGTATACAAGTCCCTTCTCCGTCACCGTAACAGGAGATAAATTATGGCAATATCATCGGCAATATGTTCAAGTTTTAAGCAAGAACTTTTACAAGGTAAACACGATTTCGATTCATCAGGTGGAGACACTTTTAAAATAGCGTTATATACAAGTAGTGCTAGTTTAGATGCTACAACAACTGATTACAGTGCTACCAATGAAATTACAAATGACGCAGGATCTGCATACGTTGCAGGTGGTGCTACATTAACCAATACTGGAGTTGGTCTAACTTCAACAACTGCATTCACAGATTTTTCTGATGTATCTTACACAAGTGCATCTTTCACGGCTAACGGCGCATTAATTTATAACACAACAACTGATGGTGGTTCAGGCACTACTGACGCTGTTGCAGTGATTGCTTTTGGTTCTGATAAAACTGCAACTAACGGAACTTTTACAATTCAGTTCCCTGCAAACGATTCATCGAACGCAATCATTAGATTAGCTTAGGAGTAGCCCATGTCTGGATGGGGACGATTCACCTGGGACCAAGGTCAGTGGGGTGAAGACGAATTATTAGCAACAGGTTGGGGTGCTAAATCCTGGGGCGCTGGTGAATGGGGAAATCTCGCAGACGAAACTGTAACTCTTACAGGTTTATCAATATCTACAAATATCGGATCAGTAACTGTAACAGGGACAGCTGTTGTTGATTTAATTGGTGAAGAATTTAATTCAAACATTGGATCAGTAACAAATGTTATTGACGTTAACTTCATTGCAAATGGTATTTCATTCAGTGCAAATATTGGAACACTTACAACAGGTATAGATGTTGATGTTTCATTAACAGGTATTGAACTTCCAACTGCATTAGGAGTTATAGATCCTGCAGATCAAGTTATAGGTCTAACAGGTCAAGAATTTAATGTAGTTCAAGGTACAGCAGTTGCACCAAATGAAGATGTATCCATAACAGGATCTCAAATTACCTTGGCTCAAGGAACAGCGATTGCAGATACCACTACAATTATTAATCCTACAGGATTTGAAATTACATCAGAACAAGGGACAGCAGTTGCACCAAATGAAGACGTAACTCTAACAGGTCAACAGATACAATCAGACGTAGGTATCATAGTTGGAGGGGGTTCGGCAGTTGTACCTTTAACAGGTATATCAATTACACCTTCTGTAGGAATTATTGATCCAGCGGATCAAGTAATGGGTCTAACAGGTCAATCTTTCAATGCAAACGTAGGATCTGTTTCTATTGAAGATCAAGTAGTTGGATTAACTGGATTTACAATAACCGCAACAGTTGGAACACCATTTATTATACATTATCAAGATGTTGACACTGGATCAAATACCAATTATACTGGAGTTTCAACGGGTTCGAATAGTAACTATTCAGATGTTGCAACTGGATCAAATACAAGTTATAACGACGTAGCAGCATAGGAGAAAAAATTTATGGCATCTACATACACACCTCTCGGTATAGAGATAATGGCTACTGGCGAAAACGCTGGTACATGGGGAACAAAAACAAACGCAAACTTAAATCTTATTGAACAACTAACAGGTGGATTTTCAACACTATCTATTGCAGGTGGTGTACAAACTACAGATTTAGATGTTGCAGATGGTAATACAACAGGTACAGCTCAATACAGAATGATTGAGTTCACA